AGGGATAAGCATATGGAAAATACAATAGATAAGAAGACCTCACGTGCGAGTCAAACTAGAGAAAAAACAGCTCATAAAAAAGTTTGGACTCCACCATCACCTTTAGATTCACCACCTGCTCCATCAGGTTTTAGACATAGATGGATTAGAGCTGAGTCAATGGGATTTCAAGATACGAAAAATGTATCTGCCTCGTTAAGAGAAGGATACGAATTAGTTCGTGCCGATGAATACCCAGATTCACAATTTCCAGTCATTGAAGACGGGAAATATTCAGGAGTGATCGGAGTTGGCGGCCTACTGCTCGCTAGGATACCTGAAGAGGTTATTAAGCAGAGACAAGAATATTATGCTTCACAGCATAATGAAAAAGTCAAAGCAATGGATAATGATCTGATGAAGGAAGAGCACCCAAGTATGCCTATCGATATTGATAGACAGACTCGTGTAACTTTTGGTGGCTCAAAGAAATCTTAAAAAATTTCCTAACCATTAAAGTTCATTTAACCCGTACTGGAGGCTCGCAAGGGCAGGTACATTTATAAGGAGGCCTCTATGGCAAATAAAAACGAACCTTTCGGTCTAAGAGCGATCGGAAAAGTTGGTCAAAATAGAGACAACCAAGGTTTAAGTGAATATAGTATCGCTGCAAACTATGCGACTACTATCTATTTTCAAGATGCTGTAAAACCAGTAGCTGGCGGAACTATTGAACAAGCCGCAGCTGGTGACAGATTACTTGGATCACTTAATGGCGTTTTCTACACAGACCCAAATACAAGTAAACCTACGTTTGCTAACCACTATGCACAAGTTAACGCTTCTGACATAGTAGCATTCGTAAGTGATGACCCTTATGAAAGATTCGAAATCCAAACTGATATATCAACTGCTTCAGCGCAGACTGATGTATTCATGAATGCGGATATCGTTGTTTCAGCAGGTGTTGCAGCAAACTTTGTGTCTAACTCAATGTTAGATGATGGTACGCTATCAACAGCAAGTGGTCAGTTAAAAATCATAGGTCCATCAACTAACATAGACAATAGCGATATTGCATCTGGTTATGTTAATTGGGTAGTGATGATTAACGAACACATATACAACTCTGCTACGGCAGGAATATAATAGTTAGAATAGGAGAAAAAACATGGCTATATCACGAGGACAACTAGTTAAAGAACTAGAACCAGGCCTGAATGCACTATTCGGACTGGAATATAAACGTTATGAGAATCAGCATGCTGAGATCTACACAACAGAAACTTCAGACAGAGCGTTTGAAGAAGAAGTTATGTTATCTGGTTTTGCTAATGCTGCAGTTAAACCTGAAGGTTCTGGCGTAACTTTTGACAATGCTCAAGAGACTTACACAGCTAGATACACTATGGAAACTGTTGCGCTTGCGTTCGCAATCACTGAAGAAGCGATTGAGGACAACTTGTATGACAGACTTGCGTCTAGATATACAAAAGCGCTAGCTAGATCTATGGCGAATACTAAACAAATCAAATCAGTAAATCCACTGATCAATGGTTTCGGAGGTGGTTTCACTTCTGGAGATGGTGTACAATTATTTAGTACAGCTCACCCAACGATCGCTGGAACTGTGTCAAACACTTTGGCTACACAGGCTGACCTTAACGAAACTTCATTGGAGCAGTCTTTAATCGACATCGCTGCAATGACTGACGAAAGAGGTCTTAAAATTGCTGCTAGAGGAATGAAAATGATCGTTCCTTCTGAGCTTCAATTCCAAGCTGAAAGACTTATGAAGTCTCAAGGTAGAACTGGCACTGCTGATAACGATATCAATGCAATCGTTTCTATGGGAATGGTTCCTCAAGGTTACAGAGTGAACAATTTCTTAACTGATCCTAATGCGTACTTCTTCATTACTGATGTTCCTAACGGAATGAAGTATTTTGAAAGAACACCTATTAGAACAGCAATGGAAGGTGATTTTGATACTGGAAACGTAAGATACAAAGCTAGAGAAAGATACAGATTTGGTGTATCTGACTATAGAGGTATCTTCGGATCTTCAGGAGCAAGTTAATCGTAATTTTTTGTGGCGGGACATAGTCTCGCCACAATTCTATGAAAGAAAGAATAATGGTAAAATTTCTAGTAAATATCTGGGCGTATGATCATTACGCTAAATTTAATGTTGTAGCTGATGATAACCCAGCCTCACTAGAACAGGCTATACTTGACAAGTTGGGAGAAAAAAGTATAGTTTGGGAAAATCTTGGAAACTCTTATAGTGACAAGATAAATAGAATAACCTATGAGGAGGTTATCGATGGAAAAAATGATGCAACACTTAAACGACCTTTACAAGCAAAAGAGGGGTCTGGACTTACAGTGGGAGCAAGAGCATCTTAAAGAGGGTAGATATACTCTCAATATGGTTAAAATAGATCGAAAAGTTCGAGATGTTTTAAGTCATATTAAGATGGCAGAAGCGCAAAGAGAACACATGCGTAATAAAGTTGAAGACTCTGCTCCGCAAGTTTCCGTAGCTACTTAATCAAAAAGCTACATCGTTGGAAAAATCCACTCCACACTGCAGGATCTCTTGCACTCTACTCAAAACTAGTATATAAAAAAACCACTGTATAATTTAATTAGTTTACATAGACGCGTACAGTCGACGGCCTAGAGACTATGTAGACGGAAACTAGGAGAATAATACTATGGCAAATACTACGTTTTCAGGACCGGTCATTTCTAAAAATGGCTTTATAGGTACTGGACCAGGTTCAACTGTTGCTTTAACAGCTAATACTTCATTAACTGTAAATGCTCACGCAGGAAGAATCTTATTAACACAAGACGCGGATGGTATCTTTACTTTACCATCAATCAATGCAAATGCTAATGGAGCAAGTGCAGGTGAGACAGACTACAACAATCTAAATAACATTGGTGCAAGTTTCTATTTTTACGTAGACACAACTGCAACTGATGTTCAAATCGTAACTGACGGTGTAGATAAATTTACAGGTGCAGCTATGATCGCAGTGGATGATGGAGCTAAAAAAGCTTTCTTCCCTTCTACAGATAATGATGTTCTTTCTATGAATGGAACAACTACAGGTGGGATCGTTGGATCTGTAATTCAAGTTACAGCGTTAGAAACTGCTCAATACTTGGTACACAATACTTTGATCTTAGGATCAGGAACTATTGTTACACCATTTAGTGATAGTTAATAAATAATTAGTGTGGGGCTTCGGCCCCACATATAAATTTTAGGAGATAAAAATTATGTCAACATTTGGATCATCAATTGATGGAGTTGCAACTAACGTAACTACTGAAACTAAAACTGTTCAATCTGGAAGAACTAGAGTATATGGAGTTCATGTATCTGGTCCTAACGCAGCTGGAGTTTTAGAGCTTAAAGATGGTGGAGCAAGTGGAACATCAAAAGTAAAATTAAATAAGGGTGCTCATATTCATGATATGACAGTTAATTTCCCTGTACCAATTTTATTTAAAACAGATGTTTACTCTGCACTAACTACTGAATCGATTACAGCTATCACTGTTTTTCATAGCGGCGGAAGTAACTCGTAGGAGGCAACTTGGCTTTTTCAGGCACAACTACATTCGAGAAAACATTCTCGATCGATGAAATTATAACTGAAGCTTTTGAAAGATTAGGTTTCTTTGATTACTCAGGTAATGACCTGCGTTCAGCTAGAAGATCATTAAACATAATGCTTCAAGAATGGGATAATAGAGGTATCCATTTTTGGCAAGTTAGAGAACATGCTTTTAGTTTAGTTAGCGGTCAAAACGAATATATAATTTATAGATCACCAAGCGATGGTACATCAAACGGAATTACAACTACACTAACAGCTGCTATAAATGATACAGACACAACTATTCCAGTTGCTTCTGTGGCCCAGATGCCTGACTCTGGAAAAATAAAAATCAATGATGAAATTATTTCTTATACAGGAATATCTAGTTTAAATTTAACAGGTGCTACCAGAGGTGTAGATAACACAACTGCTGCTTCTCATGCACAAAACGATTCAGTAAATAATTTTGTAAATATGGCTTCTGATATGTTAGAGGCTAGTTATAGAACTTCAGCAAATGTAGACTCTCCTTTATCAAAAGTAAACAGATCACAATATTCAGCTTTTTCAAATAAAACTGCTACAGGTCAACCTTCTCAATATTGGGTACAGAGATTTATAGATAGAATATCAGTAACTTTATATTTAACTCCAGGTTCTGATCAAGTTGGAGACTACGTGTTCTTTTATTATTTACAAAGATTACAAGATGCAGGTAAATATACTAACGAAGCTGATGTTGTTAATAGATTTGTACCTTGTATGTGTGCGGGTTTAGCTTATTACATATCACAAAAGAAAGCACCTAACAGAACTCAAGAAATGAAATTACTTTACGAAGATGAATTACTAAGAGCATTAGAAGAAGATGGTTCATCAGCTAGTGTTTACATTTCACCTAAAACTTATTATCCGGAGATATAATGGCAAAGTTTGCAAAAGGGAAACACGCTTTAGC